TAATTCATCTAATTTTATCTGATATTCTTTACCATCTTTGAATCCTTTTAGGTATTCCTCTGCCTTTTGAACTCTCTCTTTTGCTTTGGCTTGTTCAAATACTTCAATATTGATATAGCGGGTGGATTTTGAAATATTTAGGTTAGCAAATAACCATTCTACGGCACTAATTTGTTTTTCCATATTAATATTCTTTTTTAAGTTCTCTATATATATCTCTTTCTTTAATTGTTTCTCTTTTATCGTATAGTTTTTTACCTCTACCTAACACTATTTCAACTTTAACCAAACCTTTATCATTCATAAAAACTTTATATGGTAAAATAGTAAAACCTTTCACCAAATTATTACTCAATCGATTTAATTCTTTCTTTTTTAACAAAAGTTTTCTATCTCTTTTTGCATTGTGAGTAAAAGCATCTTTAGTTTCAGATATGAGGATATTTTTAACAAATAATTCCCCATTATTAAAATAACAGAATGAGTCGTTCATGGATATCTTACCGTTTCTAATGGACTTTATCTCGGTCCCTTGTAGAACGATACCAGCAGTATAAGTTTCTAATATGTGATATTCAAATCTTACTTTCCTATTTTCAATATAAACTTTACCCATAGGAGCAAATATACGAAATAAAAACAAAAAACCCTAACAAATGGCTAAATTTGTTAGGGTTAATTACTACCAACTTAAAGAAAGGGGTTGTTGGGGCTATGTAAGATATAAATATATCAATATTATTAAAAAATATAATTTATTTTAAAATTTTTTCAATAATACCATGTAACTGGGTATTTGATTTGATTGGGAGTTTATCTAACTTGAAATACCCGTAATCGATGTGTTCGTCCCCATCTTGAGCATTTTCTAAATCAGGTATTAATTTTTTGTCAGAATTATAAAGAAAAACGTAAAATAACCCTTCAGAATCATTTTTACCTTTAGTCTTACCATTCATAAACCCAACAAGTTTGATTTTGTCTTTAAGTTTATGACCTGTCTCTTCAAAAAACTCTCTTTTAGCACCGACCATTGCATTTTCACTATCTTCAACATTCCCACAAGGTATAGACCATTGTCCTGACATATCACCTTCATAATTACGTTGACACATGAGAACTTCGTCCCCGCATTTAACAATTATCCCTGCATATCTCTTAGGTTGATTCATTACAATAGTTGGTATATTTATAATTATGAGATTAAAGATAAAAAATAATACATTTAAAATCAAAACAGTCTTTTCACAAAAAGACACTCAAAAAGGGATGATGGGTCGTAAATTTAATTCAACATTTAATGGTATGTTGTTCTTAATGAATGAAGGTCAACATTGTTTTTGGATGAAGAACTGTATTATACCTTTAGATATCATTTTTATTAATGGTAATAAAATAACCGAAATACATCATAATTGTCCTCCATGTAAAACTGAAGAATGTGATAATTTTTGTGGTGAGGGTGATACGATATTGGAGGTTAAGGGAGGTACTTGTAAAAGTCTATATATCAATATTGGTGATACTATCCATTTTTAATTTTATCCTCCAAAACTCTAACAAATTCACTCTGAACCATTTTGGTAAATTTTACATATGGAGCGTCGTCAGAATCAGGGTTATATTTGTATTTGTTGGCAGGTGGTCTTTTACTTCTACCCATATAATTTAAACCTGAAATATTCGTAATACACTTGTGTCCTCCACTATTGGCCTGAATAACATCCCAAGCGGTTACAGTAATATTATCCAACATCTCTTTTTCTTCTTCACTTAAAGATGTAAATGGTTGGTTCATCATTTCTCCAATATCCTTTAATTTTTGTTTACCATTTTCCATGGTTTTAAAATCATTTCCGTAGATAGCAACAAAATCTTTAAAAGTAAAACCAACGGAATGTCCACCAAATTCTTTAGAAAATTCAGAAACCCATTTTATAGTTGATAATGGTATATCTCTTCTTTTAAGTTGTGACTCCCATTTAGATAAAACTTCTTGACCCATCTCACCTAAATTAACACCTTTCAATTCTCTATCTTCCTTAAATGGGTTGCAAGACGCTTGTACTAAACCTAAAGGCCAAGCGATAACTAAAAAATCAGCTTCAGGATTATTTTTAAATGGTGTGTACCTATCATAAGAACCTGGTACCATTGTACTACCACCACCGTATTGTACGATAACATTACCCATAACTTTAACATTAGGGTGTGATTTCATCTGTTGGATATATCCTTCTTTGTTTTTTTGTAACTGTTCTTGCCCTACGTAACCCTTTTCAACCATAATTCTTTTTATGTTTTGAAGTAGGTTCATGATTGATGGTGTTGTGGTCATTACAAGTTCTTCAAGGAAACCTGGTTTGTTTTTAAACGCCAATAATAATTTATTTGCAACTAACCCTAAAGCCATTTTATTTTTTTGTAATCCTTTTTCTTTATCTAATCTGAAAAGATAATTGATAACCTCGTCAACACTTATTTTATTAGCCGCATAATTTGCCGAATCCACAGTAGATATTAACAATAAGTCGTCACTTGAGAAGATTTCTTTTGGTGAAACTACTTGTGAAATGGTTTCAACATTTGACCTTGATTGTCTAAAAGATGTTGACTTGGTGTCTTCAGCACCTGCTTGTCTATCATGGTGGTCTGTATGTATAACAAACATTGGTTTACCATGGGCGAAATCCACTAAAACAGGCATCACATCACCAGTCGCATCATTTTTTTTTACGGCAAATTCTTTATCCCCATATTGGATTACGTGAGTATCAATAACATTAATACCATTACTTTCTAAGTAATGTTTCATAGCGATTGCCGTGGCAACTCCATCTAAATCTTGGTGAAAGTATATTTCGGCTTTAGGGTATCTTCTAGCTAATTTTCTAATGTCCCTTAAACCACTCTCTTTGATAAGTCTTTTCACTATATAGTTAAATAAATAATTTTGTTAATATAGACACGGGGTCAATACCTCCTCCGCTTGATGATTGTGTTGGTGGTGACATGATAGTTGATGGTGGAGGAGCCACATTACCTCCCATATCATCAGCCCAAAGTCTTTGGGCTTGGGGTAATTGAGCGTATTCTGAATATAATTTATTTGCTTCGTCAGCACCTCCCACGGCATTTTCAATTTCTTCAGGCCCTACAAAATTACCAACCCCTAACCAATCTAAAAAACCAGCATAAAACTTAGTTCTTCTCATAAGTGACCTGGTAGCGGGATTTCCTCCGAAAATTCTTGGTACTCCCGCTTGTAATTTAGACCATAAACTAGCATCAGATTTCATAAACGATAACCAACTATTTTTACCCGTACCATAATCTCTGAATATTCTAACAGGGTTTTGTTTTGTTAAAACACCTAACTGTGCCTTTTCAGCTGCTGCCAATGTTTTAGCCCCTGAAACTCCTTTTCCTATCTTACTAGCATCTTTAAATCCTTTACCAAGTTTTATCGCGTCCTTGCTAAATTCGACCGCACTTTTAACTTTTTGCTTGTTTTTCATTAACTTACCAGCGTCGTCAAAAACTTTAACGTAATCTGTGACTCCTTTCATCATTGAGCCCGACGCTTTCCCACTTGTACCAAGTTTACTTAATAAAGTAGTACCCCATTTAGGTGTTGAGGATACTAATTTTGATATTGGTCCTCCCGCAGCTTTTGCAGTTTCTGCAACTTTAGCCGCGTCTCCAACTGCTGACGCAGTTCTAAATGCTTTAACCGCATCACCCCCAAGTTTTAAAGAACCAACAACTGGTTTAGCTATTAAATCACCTAACACAGGTAAAACCGATATCCAAGATAATATTGCGAATAATTTATCCCCTTGTCTCCAATAACTTATACCGTTTACAAGGTCCACTATACCTGTAGGGTCGAAAATACCGACAATATCACCTACAGTGTTATACCATCTTGATTCTTTCAAAAGATATGATTTTTCAGGAAAAAGAGACTTTAAAGTTTCAATAACAAAAGTTCTATCTTTACCTGATAATTTTTCCCATTTTTCATTAATATAGTTAAGTTGTTCCTCTTTATAAATTTGGACTAACTTCTCTCTAAATTCAGATTCATTTATATAAGCATTATTCATTAGAAAATGTTTTTAATATAAATACCTACATAAATCAAAAATCCCACTTATAATTGTGGGATTTCTTTTATTTGTTCTAACGTCTTAAATAAATTAACTCTTGATTCAGCTACTTTACAATAGTCGGGTGACAATTCAATACCTAACCATCTTCTATCAAGTATTTGAGCAGCTACTAAACTAGTTCCACTACCAACAAACGGGTCCAAAACTATATCGTTCTTGTAGGACAATATTTTAATCGCTTTGGTTGGTATGTCCATGGAGAAACTAGCCTTGGTGAGTGACCTAGTGTCAGCAAAATAATTCCACTGACCATACACAAGTTGAATAAATTCTTTTTTATCTGTTTCTTCATATATAACTTTCTTTTTTGTAGTTCCGTCAGGTTGTTCAACATCGGTTATTTGACCTTTCCATTGTGGTTCACCTTTAACTTTTTTAATGTGGTATTTTTTATAAGCTAAAATAACACATTCTTTTGGGTTATAAATATAAGGACTTGATGGTGACATCCATGAACCCCATGCAGTGGTTTTACTTCTATGTGGGGACTCTTCTTCAAGGTCAACAATACCGAAGAAACCATATCCAATCTCTTTCATAATTTGCCACATCTCAGATACGAAAAATATTCTCCCACCTTTCTTTTGTCTGTTAATTTCGTAGGGAATGTTTAACGCAATTCTTCCATCGTCTTTTAATACCCGATATACCTGAGATAACCAATCACGACTAAAGATTTTATAATCTTCAAATTCAACATCATCATTATGAACATCATAATCAATACCAACACCATAAGGACAACTAGTAACAACAAGGTCGACTGATGATTCTGGTAATGTTTTCATAACCTCAACACAGTCACCATTTATTATTTTTTCAGTTTCTATCATATTCTTAATTAAATCCCCGTCCGCAATGAACCATTGCATTAATTTTTTCTTTTCTTATATAAGAAAAATAATCATTAATTTTTTTTAATATTTTTTTCATTTATCTAAAGTTATACTGTTATTAAAAATTTTAGTATTATTAAAAACAATATCAGGGGTTACTTTTATCATTAAAGCGGTATTTGTCTTAGATTTTATACAATTTTTGTTTTCAAAATTATTAATAGTTGTATTAAATCTTGTTATAGAAGTATAACTACCTGTTTTTAATTTATCAATGTCTAACCCTATAAAATCAGTTGTTATAACATCATAAAAATTAGGCAAATCCCTTACTAAAGTTTTATCTTTAAATGATATCCAATCGTGATTATATTGTTTGAACTCATACAATTTATTAATTGATGTTTTCAATCCTTTTTCTAAATCCTCAACATTTTTAAAATCTATCAGTATTTTGAATATATAATTCTCATAATCTTCCGTTATTACCACATTGGTTATTCCTTCTTGTTGTATTAACGACTTTTTAAAATTTAAGATTTTTTCTTGTATGTCTGTTTTACTTAAAACTTTTTTACCATTTAAACTATCTAAAGCTAATATCGAACTTACTTTAGTCTTACTTGAGCTTAGATTTAATGTATATTTAAAAGTCCCAGACCCATCTAAATTTATTTTTAAATCATCAATTAATTCAACACAAGAAGTTAAAAATAAGATTAATAAAAAATAAATAATTTTCATTTATTTTCCAATGTTTCAATATGATGATTTAAATACCAAAGAGCTTTTTTAAGGTCCTGAAGTTCTTTATCAGAATCTTTTTTCCCCGCTCTTGAGATATACTTTACGGTATTTCCCAAACTGAACCCCAAGTCCCAAGCATCAATCACTTTAATGGCTTCATATGGGTTTGATTCTCCTCCATAATGTTCTGGATGATTTACTTGTTCACTCATTTTAATCTTCTTTATATTCGTTCAATAATTCCTCACTTGTAAGAATACCATTATATTTCTTTGCAACCTCATCAAAATTTTTAACACTTACATTACTAAACATATTTTGAACTGTTTCATCAAGTTCATTTGCCATATCAATGGTGTCAGAAATAACTTTTATAATTTCGTAAGGATTTGCATTTGATGCAGGTCTTCTATCTTCAATATAACCTTTCCATTCTTTAGCGGTTGATAATGGTACTCGTATTGAGGCTCCTCTATCACTTACACCCCAACTAAATTTATTAATTGATTGTGTTTCATATTTACCTGTTAACCTTAAATCATTATCGGAACCATAAACTTCAATGTGAGTATCTCTTCGTGATTCTAAAGCATTAAATAAAGAATTGAAATACTTTTCCCCACCCTCATTTCTCATTTTGTGTGTTGAAAAATTAGTGTGGAGCCCTGACCCGTTCCATTCTCCGATTCTCAATGGTTTAGGGTGATATTCAATCCAATAACCGTATTTTTCTGAAAGTTTTTCCATTAAATATCTTGACATCCATAGGTCGTCCCCAGCTTTCAATTTACCTTGTGAGAATACTTGGTATTCCCATTGACCTAAAGCAACTTCAGCATTTACACCTGTTATATTTATACCCATACTTAAACATAAATCCATATGTTCTTCAACAATATTTCTACCTATTACATTATGTCCAACACCACAATAATATTTACCTTGTGGTTCAATAAAACCTTTAGTATGTCCTAATATTTGTCCTCCCAATTCTCGTATAAAGTACTCTTGTTCAAACCCAAACCACATGTCTCTATCTTCCTCACCCAATTTAGCTCTTTGATTTGTTTCATGCGGTGTTCCGTCAGAATTCATTACTTCACATAATACATAAACCCTATCAACACAACCTACTTCACGATACATTCTCACAGGTTTTAGAATACAATCTGATTTATCACCTTCAGCCTGTAAGGTAGAAGAACCGTCAAAATTCCATTCAGGGATTGATGTGAAATCTGTAACGTCAATATTACTTACTTTAATTTTACTTCTCAAATTTGGTTCTGGTGTATAACCATCAAGCCAAATATACTCTATTTTTGTCATATTTATAATTTTTTACTTCCTTTTACTCGATATTCATTATCGACTTTAATTAATATATCGTCTTCAACTAATTCATCTAAAATATTTTTCGCCACATTCTCACTCACATTTAAAAGATTTTTGGATATATAATCAATACCCAATGGTTGTCTTAATTTAGACAACATTTTTTTAATTTTTGTCGAGTTCTCCATTTTTTATAATTTTTAATATAATAGAATCTTCTACACCTTGATTGTGTAGGTCAAGTATTTTTTTAGATTTTTTGTCAGTTAAGAATAAAGCATCTGCGGAAAAGTAATTACTTAAAGGTTCGTTATTTTCTAACCTATTTAAAATATTTTCAAATTTTATAAACCTTTTATTAAACCCCATTAGGTAATAATTTTTTTACTTTGTTACTTTCTTTTTTAATTGTTTGGGTTATGTAACTCATTATTTTTCTTTTAAAGATTGGTATTAGAGTTTCTTCAAGAGGAAAAATTTCATTACATAACACTTCAAATACAGGATACTTGTGACTTTTAACTTTAATATCTTTACTTAAAAAGTTAAGAATAATATCAGTAGGTGTCAAATCCGAATTGTCACTTTCATAGATTAATTTTAAAAATGTTTTTGGTTGGGTATCTTCTTTTTTTTGTTTTCTAATATTATATCTCCAAATATATAATTTTTCTTTAGCTTGATAATAAAAGAATCCCATTTTGGAATCTATATTAGATTTGTTTTTCTTTAAATTTACGGTGATGGAATCATAAACTATTGACCACACTGATTTTGTAATACCAAAATAGTCTTGTAGTCTTGGGTGACTGAATTTAAGTATTTTTCGGTACTCATCGTATTCATCATCCGCAAGTACAGGTATGTCTTTTAATTTTAAATCAGATAAAATATATTCATCATCAAATGATGATAACTTTTTTTCAGAGTATAAAATTTTATCTTGATTAATAAGTGTTTGGATGTTACCTAAATGTAATGAAAGTTCTGTAAACATCGGATAAACTTTCATTTGTTCTAAATCTTTATTTAACTTTTGAAAGTAATCCAATAAAATATATTGTTTTTGTTCTGAGTCTATAATTCCGTTGAACAACCAATCGGTATCCATTACAAACTTTATTTTATTTTTCCTTGTCATAACTACTTAAAATATAGATAAAGTTTTTTTAAAAATGAATAGGTGGTTAACTCACTTTCATAATATAGTAAATTTCCCCATCAAATTCTACTTCATCATAAGTACCATCATTTCCATTCATAACTCCCCATCCATCCTCGTCAACCAATCCTTGAGCTAATTCATCCTCATCCACAAAATTTTCCAAATTTAAACTATGTACTTTAATAAAATTCATAGGGTCTCTCATGTATCTATTTACAATACCTTCCAATTTATCATCTACCATATCTTGACTTGGTTCATCATCTGGTTCAATACTATCTAACTCATCTTGAGCCTTATCCTTTTTTTCCTCAACTTCGTCAATCATTTTTTGGATTTCGTAATACTTTTTGTCATATTCTTCAGGGTCCTCTAATTCATCGTAAGCCTCATTTTGTTTTTCTTCAAGGTCTGAAATATAATCCTCAAGTTCGGAAATATAATTTTCAAGTTTACTAATTCTTCTTTCTTGTTCTGCAGTTAATTCAAAATCATCGTCATTAAAATAAACTTCAGGATTTTGCCAAATATCATCTTCATACCATTCCCTTATATAATCTCTTAGATAATCCTCATCTATATAATTTTCAACAAAATGGTTTCTGAATCCATCCATTCCTACGTCATCAATATAATTTTTAGCATATTTTAAAGCTGCGTCATCCATCTCTTCCGAAGTACCAACAGTGTATTCATTATTTTTAAACCCTGGTAATAAAACCTCAAAGGTTGTTAATCCATAATGCGTCCATCTCATTGGATTTAAATCGTAAACATCTCCTTCATCTTCACCAAGGTCTGATATCTCATCTTCAATTTCAGATATTCTTTCCTCAATTTCCTCAGTATATTCTTCTTCGTTTTCAAGTCTTTCAAGTTCAGTATTCAACTCTTTTAATTTTTCCTTATCTTCATTATTCAAAACTTCAACATCTCCGTTATCAACTAAAAATTTAAAAAGTGCGTTAGCTTTTATACCTTCATCGTCAGTATCTTCAGGGTCCCATATATTACCAAGTCGTCTACGATTACCCTCAGACCTTTTTTCTCTAAGTTCCGCCGCTAATCTTTTTGCTTCTATTGGGGAATCACTATCCCAAACATGTTTTCTAACTGTAATACCATCAATATTAGAGATTTTGGTCCTACTAATACTAAGACTACCATCAACATATTTTACATTACCCAATGAGTCCATGGGTGTATTTGAAACATCTAAATCTCCCGTTATCCATAATGGTTTACCCTGAAACTTAGGTAATCTACTAATCCCTTGTCCATGGTAACCTGAAAGTTTTAAAAGTTCTTTATATTCTTCAGGGGATATTTTATAATATTCTTCCTCGGATTGTTCTCTTATCAACCCTAACAATCTATTCATTTTATTTTCCGATAAAAAAATTCTACGATTCATAATTATAAATACCCTAAAAAATAAATAAGGTATTGTTTACTATTAAATCAATTTGGGTGATATTTATTGGTATAATAAACCTATTAAAAAACTTAAATATGGGATGCGGTTGTAAAAACAAAGGAAATCAGGCGGCACAACAACCATCACAAAGTGCTCAACCTGCTAAAGAACAAGTTAAATCACCAAACATTCAAGAATCTATTAAAAAGGTTGTTGAGAAGTATTACAACAAGAAATAAAAAAAGGGTTCAATTTGAGCCCTTTTTTTATTTATACTCTCTTAGAATGTGACACTATCTGATAAAAATCTTTTTCCCCGTCACAATATTCGATTACCAATTCAAGTAATTTTTTAAACATAAAGGCCCCTTCAGTTTGTTTTTCACATTTTATGAATAATTCTAAAAGTGAACATAAAAACTCGATTTTTAGTGGACCTACATTAGTTATTGTTTCATACTTTTCTACAAAGTATTCATAATATAAAAAATTATAAGACTTCATTTCATCTTTAGTTTTAAACGGTTCTATTAAGTCATATAATTCAAACCATTCAGAAACAAAATTTTTAACTTCATAAGGAGCGTATTCAGATTTAATAATTAAATCAACAATCCAATGAGTATGTGATGGGGTTCTTAATCTATTCTTACCATTTTTATATTTAACAATGAAATCTAAATCAGGATTACCCCCTCTACTACCTTGATATATTGCAATTATAGTTCCATCAGGTAGTAACCAATTATTTATTGGTTCATGTCGTACTCCTTTTTTAGAAAAACTTAAATTCATTATTTAAAGAATAAAATCCTTAATGATACCTACACCTTCTTCTATATTTTCATAATTCACTTGTGGTGCATATAATTGCGGAACAGGTTCTTCATCTTCAGTATCTTCCACTAACATAAACGCAGGAACATAATCACTACCAGTTATTTCAGCAAATAAATTAAATTCTTCTTCGTAGTCATCGATGTCTCTTTCGTGAAACTCCACATTACTTTCTTTTAATTGTGTTTTAAACACTTCACACCAAGGACAACCTTTCATGGTGTATACTACTACTAATTTATTATCCATTTGTTAATGTATTAATCAAATCTTTTAATTGAGACTCTTGTAACAGTCCTGCTTTACTTGACACTTCATTACCTTCATTAAAGGTCTTGATTGTTGGGATTGCTCTAACTCCTAACTCAATAGCTAGTTCTCTATTCTCATCAACATTTATTGTATACATCGGTACATCTGATGTTTCAGCAACTCTTTCAAATATAGGTTTCATCATTTTACATGGTCCGCACCAAGGTGCCCAAAAATCAACAATCATTTTTTCACCGTTATCGATTTTTTCTCTTAATTCTTTTTGTGTAATTTCCATAATTTATTTTGTTTTTAAGATATTATTAACAGTAAATTCTGTAACATTTAATCTATTTACTGTCGTGAATATAAATATCTTAGTATTGTTATGAACATATAACATAATCCCAGATTTATCATACATAAGTAACTGAGTAATATCATCGTTTATTTTATCCCCACCAAATACTGGAACTGCCTTATGGATGTGTGTCCAAATTAATTCTGATTTACCAATTAATTTATCGATATTTTTAATAATACCTTCATTTTTTAATGGGATGGGTATCTCAATGACACTTGGATATTCATCAAAGGTTTTAACAAAAATATCAATACAATGTGTGGGTATTTTTTCCATATTAAAAATTTAATTCTTCACCAAATAATTGTAAAGGCTCAATAGTATTACGGGCACTTACGTTTGTAATTCGTTCATCGTCCCACTTTAAATAAGGTCCGTATTGGAAGTTCATCATCCCGATTTCCTCAGTGAATCTACTACCTGAGTTAAATGTTTTATAACCAACCTTTAACTCTACTTTGGGTAAATCAAATAGTTTTTCATTAACCAATTTTTCAATTCGGATATCCAATAATAATATCGGTCTATTCCATGATTCGTCAAGTTGGTGGTTAAATCTTCCGAGTGTTTGAACTCTCTTCAATCTAACCTTTTCATTTTCTAACTTAATCTGATATTCAATTGTTGCTCTTTCTTTAGAATCGTCAGACCCATTTCTAAGTGAGATAATAAATGAACCTGCTCTATTAATATACCCTTTAACACAATTTGACTGAAGATGGGATTCCACATTATATTCCCTTGACGTTGTTAAAACTACAGGGTAATAAGTTTCATCCACAACTTCTTGAACTTTATCAACAAATTCTTCATTATAAAACCTGGTAAAGTCTCCATTATTGTAAAACCCTAAACGTTCTGATACGTTGAAGTGTTCGTCCATAAATGTCTGATAATCATTTGATTCCCACCGAACACTTTCAAATCTTCTTAGATTACGAATCATACTTAAATGGTCATAAAATGTATGACTGTCAATCTCACCCTTTAACATTAATTTAAAGACTTCAAATGAGTTGTATTTTTCTTTTTTACTTTGGAATAAATCTTCCTTCCACCCACTATGGTGATAATTACTTTCTAGAATACTAATAAGAATCTTTTCAGGTTGAGACATTATAAAGTCCTTACCAAATAAGTCGAAGGTACTATTTAAAAACCCTGGCCCATTAAATTTTTCAACCCTGTGTAATACTTTTTTTATTTTATCTCCTTTGAGCCCATATAAACCCATGAAGGTATCTATAAACTTCATTTTATATTTAACAAAATCTTTCTTCTTCGGGTGAGGATGTGACAACATGAATACGCCCCAATTATTAGGTGTTTTAATGTCATTCTTATCCAAATACATTTTATATAAAATATATTCGTGTGACATATTAGAATAGTTCTCAAATTCCAGTGAAGAATTAAAGAAGGTACTGAAAATTTTTTGAACGGTTTCTCCCTTATTAATCAACAGTTCGGGATTTCTATTAAGAATGTTAGATAATTCAGAGTTAATTAATGACTTCATTCTATTAACAGGGTCAGTGTTAAATGAATTTCTACTTACTTTCTTTCTAAATTTACGTTTTAAATGGTAATTGGTTATACCTCCATAATATAAAGAATTTGTTTTAAAATTATAGGTTAAGTACGTCACGTCAGTTTGTACCTTAAAATACTTTTTACCAACGTTTCTATTTCTATGATATCTAAATAATTTTATACACGTCTTATCATCTGTTTTAGTAACAATTACACTGACTCTAGTGTGGTAAACACTACATAAAGGATTGGCGTAATTTTTAAGATATGACTCTTCATTACTATGTTCCGTCTTGAATTGGAAGTAGTTCTTGTAGGTACTTTTATCTATTTTAATACCTAAAATCTCATCGGTATCGTCCTCAAGTTTACAGTACGAATCATGTTCAGTTACAATATATCTGTCGTGTCTAAATTTAAATAATTCCTCCATAAATAATGTGAAATAGGGGGAAAATGATTCCCCCGTTATTTTAATATGAGTAAGTATCTGCGAGTTCCCAAAGTTTAGTATTAACTTGACTAACCGCCATAATACTTTTTAAACCTCTAAGTTCAGTTTTTCTACCTTTGTCAGTAGTATATTTCAAACCTCCTTTTACGAAGTTCTCTTGAATTACGTTGAACGTTGTCCAAACGTCTTTACCCATGTCTTCTTCACGTCTTGGGTGAACGATTGACATAACGTCAAGAGTTGTTGGTACGTGACCTGATTTCCATCTAAGATTTATTGCTTGTTTAATAAAATCAATTCTTTCTTTATCAGATAATTCTTTACCCATCATTCGACCAACTGAATCCTGTATGATAGGTAATTTACCCGCGAAAGATTCTGTTAATCGTTTAACATCGTCCAAATCAAATCTTTGGTGTTTAACGTTAAATGATTCTGCTAAAGATGTTGGTACTGTCAATCCATTACTACATACCAATCTGTGTAGTCCAGCACTAACTGAAAGTGTTGCATAACCATTATGAGAGTTTCTGATGATTGCTTCAACTAATGAGTCACCAACTTTAGGTAGTTCACCATTTCTAAGTCTAAGTTCATGGACTGAGTGAATTCCTTTTCCTGTTTGTTTTGCGGAAGATACATTCCACCCTTCTCTTTGAAAATTATCAAGAATATCCAAAGTTGGTACGAAAACGTACTTATTGGACATCTTGTTAGAAGGTGAGGTTGCGAATACTGAAGGGGTGTTTTGTTTAATCTGTTCTAATGTCATCATAGTTATATCTTATTTGTGTCTACAAAGATATAACAAAAAATCATTAAAACAAATTAATTTAGAGAAAATGTTCCGTATTTTGTTTTTTGGAAGACCCCGATAACTTTAGATTCAATCTTTTCAAAAGATTCTTTATTTAATTCGACAACAATATCAATTATTTGTTTTTGAGTTAGAGAAACCTCATCACCGTTCTCAATGTTTTTATAACAAGTTTCTTCAACCTTTTTATAAAAATCCTCCTTTAATGAGTCACCAATTAAATCAATTAAGTCATTAGGATTTTTATCAAAAAAATTTACAAATTGATTAAGATATAATTCAACTTCAATATTTTTCATAATTTAACTTTATTACAAAGATAATAAAATTAACCTACATAATAAAACCCGTTACCTTCATCACTTAACTTTTCTTGTAGTCTTTCAGGTATTTTTACGTTAGGATTACTTTCCTTTAAGTTAATGAATGCCAAACCTTCAATATCTGCAATTGACTCAGGTAAACTCACTAAATGTTTGTTACCAGGTATTGCTAAGAAATTAAGATTTTTCATTTTACCAATACTTTCAGGTAAACTCTTAATTAAGTTTTGGAAAAGTAATGCCGTACATTGTGTAAATCTACCAAGTGATTCAGGTACGTCTAAAGCAATGTCTTCTTTAGATTTATTATTGATTAATAAGTGTTCAATATTGTCAGGTAAACTTTCAAATAACTCATCAAATCCATATAATGCTACGAATTTACCAGCAGAACTTTCAGGATAGTTGATTTCAACTTTATTAGTTCCCTTAGTTACTAAACCTTTTGCAAACTCAGGTTTAAAGAATTCTTTAAGTTCTGACATCGGTCCATTCAGATACTCAACCAAATTAATCCCTCTATCATGTCTATCCATAAATTGGCTAGATGGGAAATGGAATTGATATCTTTCCAACGGTAAACCTGTTTTTTTACCAACTTGACCTTTATCATCATTTGGGAAAACTACATATAATGGTCCATCTTTAATATATCCATTGAAATATGTTAAACCTGGTGATGACGTACACCATCTTGATTCTCCTTGGTCATACTCATGGAAACCTCCATACCAAATAGCCGCGTCTCTACCAACTTGGCCTCGGTCTTCAACTTTAATTAAAGTCCAATTAGGTCCTTCAAATAAAATCTCTCCACCAGCATGATTAAATCCTTCTCTTGATTTTTTTGCTTCTTTTTTCTCTAATTCAGCTCTTTTCTTTTCAGGTATTTGGAAATCTTTAATGGTGTCAAACAAAGTTCTTGGTGTGAACTTGTTAATATCTCTTTGGTCTTGAGGTAGGTATTGTTTTGCTCTTTCAAACTTTTTTAAATCGTCAGTCGTCTTATATAAATCTTCCATATATAATCTTCGATATTCAGCAATAGCGTTTTTAAACTCACGACTTGCAAAATCTAATGGTAAATTTTCAGGAAGGTCTAATTCATTTTGTTTAGGACTGGCGAAATTTTTGAGTAACCATTGTACATATTTACCAACTTTAACGGATTCCATATCATTAACTGATGCTCCTTCAATATTAAAATTTTCAGGTGCTTTAGTTGTTGGGTCCGCAAATATAATATTTTTTAAAGTGTCAAAATCCATAATACCTTGAGCCTTCTTATTCTTTTCCAATGCTTTAGGATTTGGCTTGGTATATTTGTCGTAAACTACTTGGAACCTAGTTTGTTCAACAATAAGTTTAGATAAAAGTGAAGTAATTTTCATTTCTAGGTTTTTATAATAAATATTCAGTCTTTATAAATAATTCATAATTAATATTTCCTCTCCCATATTTTGTTTTTCACCTTTCTTTGCAGCCGCGGCTTTTGCAAATTGTTTTGTTTCCCATATGTATTCATTTTTAGGGAACCATTCGGATAATAAAGGGAAATCATAATAAGATAATGAGAATTTACCTTTAATCTCTTTTAAAGTATTTGCTATTCTTTCATGGTCGTCTCTATCAAAATCATGATTAGAATAATAATTCTCAGTTTTCCAATAAGGAGGGTCTAAATAAACATAAGTCGATTCAGAATCATACTTTTTAATCACATCCACAAAATCCATATTCTCAACATCCGTTATTTTTAAGAAGTGGTCAATCCAATCAGGTTTAGATAATTTATCTCTAAATGTTAAATATTTTGATTTATACTTACCCTTAAGGTCTATATATGATGATGTTTCAGGTTTAGACCCACTAAAAACTTGTGTTAGAATATAAACATATTTTGCAGCGGTTTCATAATCACCAGGTTCTACGCTGAAACCTTCATTAAAAACTTCAGTCTGAAACCTGATGAATTGTTCTTTTAGATGTAATGGTGTAATATCAATACCTTGTTGTTGACACTCAATTGAGTTAATTGCTCTTAACAATTCCTGTGGGTTTTGAACACACTTGAATAGGTTGTAATTTAGAGGGTTAAAGTCATTATAGACAACTTTATTTAGATTCGGGTATCCCTTCAAATCCATATTGAAAAAACACCAAAACATCCCTCCAAAAGTCTCAAGGTATGTCTCCATATTTTTATCATAGAAAGGGACTATCCACTTTCCTATTTTACTTTTTCCACCAATATAAGATAACATAATTCAAGTATAAGATTTTTTTTATTTAAAAGGAAGTGTCACCAAGTAATTTATTTTACATTATATTTAATAGTGAGTATATTTAAAAAAAACATGTCTATGGAAAACGAAGTCGGTTGTAAAAAATGTAAGAAAAAAGGTTTGAGTGGAACTCATTGGATAATGGTAGTTTTATCATTTTATATCCTATTCACATCAATTTACGGTACCATTCAATTATTTAAATTATTATTTGCTAATATTTAATTCTCTTTTATATTTAACAAATAATTTAATGAAAAGGTCACCATTACCATTTTGACCTCTAAATCCTTTGGATTTAACTCTCAAGGGTTTAGACGTGTCGAAATCTTCGGGTAACTTAATAAACAAATCACCTGAAGGGTGAGGTAAATTAAACCCAATTTCATTTAAATCATTTAAAGTTAAGAACGCATTATAAATTAAATCGTTTCCAACTTTTTCGAAATTTTCTTCAGGAATAACTTTAACTCGTATAACTAAATTACCATACATTCCATGGTGATAATCTCCCTTACCTTGCATTTTAAAAAATTGTCCATCATCAACACCATGTGGTAATTTTATTTTCAAACTTTCAAAATCTGATTTAGTCCCTTCTCCATGACAAGTTCCACATTTGGTTTTAAACACTTCTCCCATACCTCTACATGTGTTGCAAGGTTGTCTAAATTGTTGTGTAAATAAACCTGTACCCATCGTAACAACCGTAAACCCAATACCATTACAAGTACCACAAGTAATCTTATCACCACCAGACCCATTACAACTATCACAAGCGTGTTTCCTTTGGTAGTTAATTACTTTATCTGATGAATTAAATGATTCTAAAGTCCCTATTTCAATATCGATAATTTTATCAGGAACGGTTCTTTTTCTATTAGTGTAAAACGTACCGAATAAATCATCAAAAGATGAACCTCCCATCCCACCAAAAGGATTACGTCTACTGTTATCATACTGAGTCCTTTTATTTTGGTCTCCCAAAGTATCATAAGCTTCAGATATTTTTTTAAAAGTTTCTTCCGACCCTCCTTTATCTGGATGATGTTCAACCGCTAATTTACGATATGCCTTTTTTATTTCATCTTGTGTCGCATTTTCATTAACTCCAAGTGTCTGATAGAAATTATCCTGATTCATTTACAATATTTATTTATAATCAAATTATATTATGTTATATGTGATGGAACACACACAAAACTATATCATAGTTCTTTTTAAAAATAAAGTAAAAAAGAAAATAATCAATAAATTCAAAACATATAAAAAAGCGAACGAGTTTTATAATGATTTATTGAAAAGGAGTGATGATGTGTTATTTCCTATAGGGTATGAAAACGGTTATATATCATCTTATGAAATAGCTCTTTTAGAACGTAAAAAAGGTCCTTCGGAACATTTATTTACTAAGGATGAATTTGGCCGACAGATTAAAGTAGATTTAGATGATTCTGATTTTAAAATATCAAAAGTGTCTCCGTATTTAATAGAGGAGAATTTTGTGGATTACTCAACAGGTAAGAAAATAAATACTGATACTTTTATTAAAACCTATCTAAAAAAAGATGGTTATAAATTAATTTCCAAGTTGAATAATAAAATTGTGTTGCAAATTGATGATGATTTTAAATTATTCACGTTTAAGAGTTTGGACGATTCTGATAGGTTTATTGATACGCTAACAGAAAAATTTAAAAATGAGAGGAGGATTGATTGTTTATTAGTTAAAGATTATTCAACTAATCAAAGGAAATATATATACGATATTTTAGTTAGGAAAGGTTTTTCTAAGAATTATCTTCAGAGACATTCAACAACTCATCCCTTAAAAAAATAAATTCAATCCCTGATATCTCAACTTTAAATTGAGTATTATTTTTATCGAAGTTACTAACTTGAGCCTTTGTAAATTCAAAGTCTTCTTTATTTAATGAAAAAACTACAACAGATTTTCCATTAGGGTATATTTCTGATAACGATGTTGAGAGTATCGCAAACTTGGTTAGTAACCCATTAACATCATCCTTAGCCGTCTCCATAAACTTAATTTTTCAGGTTTTTTAGGAAGCAATTCTTCCTTATTCATTTTTTTTATTTTTTTAATAAAATCGTTTTTTTCTTTCTCCAATTCGATTTTATCCTTGGCCATCTCTCTCATTAACCAATCCAGTTGTTGTTCTGACTTCTTCTTCATCGTCTTCTAATTGAATTTTAGTGGTTTTAATGTCAAATTTTAATTGTTTAAGATAATTCAAATTAGTCTTTTCAAAGAGACCTTTTAATTCTTCCACCTTAGTTTGGAATAATTTTTCTTTTTCTTCTCTGTCCAAATTATGTTTTATAATGCTTTGGATATTTTGACTCAATGTCTCAATGTCTTTTTCTTCTATCTGAGAAACAAATGAAAATAGTCTTTCATTTGGTATTTGCGATTGTTGTTCAACCACTTTACTCTCATCTACGAATCGTTTAGGTAATTTCCATGTGTTAGGAAAACTTACATCGAAAGTTAGATAATTTTTTATCTTTCTAACTGATTGTAGATATGGGAATAAAGTAGAAAATTCTTTATATAGACTCATAGTTATGCGGATATTATATATGTTAAACAGTATGAAACTGTAATTCCCAAAAATATAAGCTCCCTATCACCAAACTCCAAGGGTTTAGGTGGATTTTGTGATAGGGCTCTTACAAACCTAAAAACCGTTCTAACAACGGTTAAAACTGAAAATATAAAAAGGAATAAAAATATTGTATTTAAATTATTCATTATCAGTTTTTTTTCTTCCATCTAAGATTTCACTTCTCAACTTTTGTAACAAACCTTTAAGTTCTTGAGCAACTTTTCTAGCTCTTGTACCAGCACTCTTATTACCTTTTGAAAATTTTGTTACGTCTACCGATAGTTCTTCATTCAATGATTTGATTTTTTCTAAAGTTTCCATTTTTTTAAAAAATTGTTTATATTTTATTACTATAAAAGTTAATTTTTTTTGTTCTAATGTAAATACTAGAACCGTTTTTTTTATATTGTCATGTTTTTATCCAACATTTTATAAATTGTTGAGACCATATCTAAATCTGATTTTGTAAATGGTTTTTTCATGTCAAATAAATCATTAAAAAAACCTTCAATAGATTTTCTAATCTTTTCTTCTTTTTGATTGTAAAATATTTCATCAAAAAACGATTTGAAATAATCAAAGTGTTCTCCTCGTTTCTCAAACGAAATACCTTCTTTTTTAAAATTATCGATTTGTTTGTCCCAACACCATTCAAAATGTTTTATGTTGTCTTCCTGAGTTAATGTAATCTTAGTTTCATTTGACTGAGGTTGTTCACCCAAATAAGTGTTAATGATTAAAAGATTTAAAGAATGGCTAAAATCTGAATATAACTCCAATTTTTCAGGAATTATATTATTACCCTTGAACCATATGTCAACGTCTTCAGGGGGTAATGGCTTTGTTACGTAATTAAAAAAATTCTCCATAAGATTGTTTCTTATGGAGAAAATATAATAACTAATATGTAATTGTGAATTATTGAGTGTTACGATTATATTTCATAAGTTCACTTATCCTATTAAATTCTTCATTTAATATTTTTTCTTTTTTAGGATTGTTACTTTCGGTAGTGGTCAATCTAACACCATCACCATCTGAATATCCAGGTTTCTTATCTTTTGTCGCAAAGATAGGTTGTGGTGATTTATTAGCCGCTTTTTTAGATAAGATATCTAATTTATGTGCTTTTTGTTTTTTAAGTATTTTTTTATTAACATCAGTTTTAACTGAATTAGCATACTCATCACTGTTACCTGTTTTAGAAGACCCCGCAATGATTTCATCCATCCACTCATCACTTGGGTGTATTTCATCGTAACTAATGTTTTCTTGACCTGGTCTTAGGTAATCATCGATAAACTCTTGTCCTTCATCACTCATGTTAAACCCTTTAATTTTACTTTTTTTCAAGTCTCCATTACTCATAGGGAAATTCTTAGGGTTTGTTTCATATTCTCCTTCCGAACCATCTTTTAAATAGTCTTTCATCTTTTTAGTTACCGATGCAAGATAATCTTTATTTTCTTTACCCGAACCTTTATAAGCTCTTTCATATTCGGCCATTCCTTTAGGTTTTGCTAAATTCTTCAAACCTTTAGATTCTTTTTCCAATATAATATTTTCAATTAAATTAACTATTTCTGACTCAGTAAGTTTAACCGATTCTTTTCTAACAGGTAGAGTTTTACCACCGACTTTGAATGATTTTCTTCCTTCCTCTCTTGCATTATCTAAAGCCCCTGTGAAAGCATTACCTTCTTCCATGTCAGTTTCATCCATGTGTCTTTTGTTTCCTTTTCTTAACATTCTAAAGTCTTCAGCATCGATTCTACCATTATGGTTTTTATCAAGGTTTCTTTGTCTACCATGAAGTTTTTCATTCATATTCATCTTCATAGAAGCCAAGTCTCTATTTGCTGACTTACCTGTACATTTCTCTCTATATCTTTCATCATTAGGTCCAAACATTTGTTTTTGATATTTACAAAATGCGGAATTCTCCTCTTCTTCCTCTTCAGAGTCCCATTCATTTTCTTCATCTTCTTTATCAAAGAAACGACTTCTCATGGTTTCATCATCTTTTTCTTCCTCAAAATCCTCTTCAAAATCAAAATCAATATCGTCATATTCCTCAATATAATCGAAAGATTGTTCTTCATCACCAAATGGTTCTGCAACATCATAAATACCTTCATCCATTTTAGGTAAACCACATTCCATACACATACCTTCAGAAACCATAGTTCCTGAACCACATTCACAAACATCTGATTCACTCAATTCAACCTCATATAATGGTTCTTCATCATATTCTTCTTCGTCATCTCTTTCAATCTCAATGTCATCCATAGGTTGTTTTAATAAATATTCAAGTTCTTTGTCAGACATCTTAGCAATATTAAGTTTACCAAACTTAGGGTGGTTATCTTCCATACCACCTAATTCATTAATTTGTGACATGATATCATCGGCCTTTTCGTGTATATTCTCGTTAATGAATTTTTTCACTAATCTATCGATGTATTGATTATTAACTTTTTTCATTTCTTTTTTATTTAATAAATATCTTTATTTATTGGATTTGTATTTTTGGTATTCATAAAATATGATATTCTTAAGCATATCTTCATTAATACCTTGTTTACGACTAACGTTTTTGATTACCTCAAGTAGGTCTTCATTCTCATTTGTCAATGTTAAAGCCTTAATATCACCTTGATTACAATATGGGAATTTTTTACATTTCTTTTTAACTTGAACAAACTTACCCCCTGGTATTTGTGTTTTTGACTTACCTCTCCAATCTTTCTTTTTCATTGACTTAGCCCAAGCCGCAGGAGTTACATACGACCCTGCAGAACCTGAACCTGTGGCTTCAGTTGCTTCAACCTTTTTAATTTCTTCGGTAGGTTCTTCATTCTCTCCCATTATAGGTTTCATTGAACTTATCTTTCCTATTGGGGTTTTTAATTTTTTAGAGTTTATAATCTTATCAACATCACTTTTCTTAAAAGTTTTTTTGATAATATCATTCTTTTTATTAGTTATTTTTTTGGGTGCTTCATCGGAGAACATTGTTAATTTTGGAGCTTCAAAATTTTCATTATATATATCCTTACCTATCTCCTCTAATTGTTTTTTGTTAATTGAAAACAGTGGTGAGGTAAACCCTCCTGCCGAACCTGACCCAGTCGCTTCTTTGTTTTCACTTTTTTTCTTTCTACCTTGACAATGTGCTTTTTGAGAGAATCCTTTGGGGTTGTTACAATCAATACTTTTCTTGTATTTTTCTGACCACTCTTCTTCAATGTCGTCATCCTCTTGGATTCCTTTTAACATACTATTAGCCGAAGTTAAAAACTCGGTACCACTCATTTGTGACGATAAGGCACCAAATTCATTACCCATAGCGTTTCTTAACGCTTTCCCTATTTTTGATTCTTCTTCGTTAATCATTATGCTCTTCTTAGTCTTGGTGACCAAGTACTTCTTTGGGTCCACATGTACTCATAGAACTCCGTAAATATTCGTATTACAAGTTCTTTAGCCTCAGTTTCTAATTTACCTCTTCTAAGTTCCTTAGCCATTATGTCTATGATTTTATCTTCATACTGTTTCATTGTATTACTACCAATAAAATCTTTAACTTCCTTCTTAATTAAAGTTTCAATTTCTCTCTTATCTGACGCGCTTAATGCCATTATTTAAATGCTATTATATAAACTAATGTCGCCGCAAAAAAAGCGGTAACGGATTCAATAATTGTGTGTTTTGTTTTCATTGTCTTGATATCTTTTCTTAATTTCTCATTTTCATCATAAACAATTTTAAATTTTTCCTCAGTCTTAACCATAACTACGGAAGATAAACTATCCTTTAAATTCAAGGACCCAATGACATTATCTTTTTGGATTATTTTATTATTTAACTGAAGAACTTCTTTTTCAGTTAATTTTAAAATTTCTTCAGTTCTATCACAATCATTTAAATCAATTAAAATCTGTCTGCCCACTTCAACAGGAAAACAAAGTTTTGTTGTGTCAATCTTATTATTTGGTGTTGTACTATTTTTATTAGTTTGTGTAAAACCAAATGTGGAAATAGAAAGTAATAGTGTTATTAACAAAGTTTTCATTTTAATATTTATATCTTGCTCTAAGTAAACTATCGATTTCCCTTGCGGTTGATTTACTAAGTTTACCTTCTTTTATTTCGTAAAAATTATTAACGACACTTTTCTCTATTTTTATTTTAGATATCGTTGAGTCTATTTTTCTAATTTTCTCATTATAAAGATTAATGGATTCATCAATTTTTTTTCTTTGTTCCATTATTGAATTAATCTCTTTATTTAAATGTTCTAATTTATATTTAATTAATTCTGAGTTATCTGGTGTTGGTGTGAAAGTTCTAACTAATAAATAAACTAATAAAACCCCTAATAGTGTTAAAATAATATTTTTATAATTTCTAATAAAAAATTCTTTTAAAAACTCTTTCATTATTGTTTTGTTTTTTTTCTTGATGCTAATATCTTAGCCCATTTAGATTTAAATTTTTCGTAATATTTTTGTAATTTGGTAATCATTTCAATAAATTCCTTGTCAGTTTTTATCATATCCCCATTTATGTAGATTCCACTATCTTCACCGATTGTATACATAAATTCAATGTCATAATCTATAATCTTACCTGACCACTCAACATTATTTTGATATACGTTAAGTTTATTAAAATCAACTAAATCAGAAACGTCAGTAACAAACTCATCCATAGTTTCTTGGAAAGCAATTTTTTCATCGGTTGTTAATTCAAGTTCTGTTTTATCTCTACCATGAAGTACTAAAATACCCCCCGAGATTCTGTACGCTTGTTTTTTTTCGTCTTTTTTCTCAATTTCCACATCTCCATCAACATCATCCGCAGTTTCGTACTCCTCCTCATCTTTATCGATAGAATCTTCGATGGATTTACCTATGTTTATTTTCTTAGTTATATCAGCAGTCTCATATTCTTGTTCTGTAATAATTCCATATTGTTTCTTTATGTCATTATTTTCGAACAATGAATTACCGTTATCCAATAGATTTCTTGACGCTTTTAATAATCTTTTTATTTCATCATGTGAATTGTTCATTGTCAACTTCTTTTATAAAATTTTCAAAACTGAATGAGGGACTAACGTCAGTAAAAATTGAATCATAATTACTTCTAGTTGTCACTCCTTCGTATTTCTCAACTCCGTTTATTTTTGTATTATGTCCGATAATATTCTTTTTAATCCCTGTTTCCTCAAACAATTTTTTAATTAATTCAACAGTTGAGGTTATCTGTTCTTCAGTGTACGGGTCCCAAAAAAAATAGTCTCTCCACTTTTTTTCAAAAGCTTTACCTTTATAAATATCACCAATCCAGTTAACGTAATAATCTTTTAGAGGTTCTTTTTGTAACCAACCTAAATTTTCTAAAGAAATCACAATAGAGTTCTTGTTAATACTCTCTTTAGGGAATATTTCTGAGTACTCATTGTTATTTAACAATTGTAGTACCTTACCATTTTTGGTTACTATATAATTTGGGATTTTCTTAAATTTTCCGTTGTATCGGTATTTTAAGGATTGTAAATAATTCTCAACATTTCTTGATGTATGTATCAATATTATTTGTGACTTTTTTTTATTTTTTCCTAAAGATTTAAACTCTCCATACTTTTCAACATCAAACATTCCATAACTAATTTGAAGTTTATTAGGTTAAACTTTTTTTGTGTAAGTTAATCTTCTAACTCTGTCTTCTTTATTTTCTTCGGTTTTGGAAGGAAATAAATAAGCCTCGACTAAATCGTCACTTAAAATTTTATCATCTTCAATAATATCTTCTTCAACATGGTAAGGTGTAAACGCCAATGCACTTGGTTCTTCCTCGATTTCTTCTTCTGTTGGATTTGTGGGTAGTTTACCTTCTTCTTTAAGTTCATTAACTTTTTTCCATACTTTTTCAGATTCTTTCTTCAAATCAGATTTAGGTTCTTCTTCTAATTCTTCTACAATATCTTCAGATATTTTTTTAGTTTCATCTTCATATTTTACAAAAAAATGTAGTGAGGTTAATGATATTATTGGTAATAAACCACCTTCTAAGAAAGCTAACCATCTTTTCATAGCAGGAATATCTGAAGGGTCAGAACCAATCATTTCCCAAACAGGACTTGTTAATTCCACCCAAGATTTAAATAAATCCCCATTAGGGTCAATCTCTTTATATGAGAAGAATATATTACCTATCATTTGAATAAACGTTACTAATCCAAACATAAACCAAACACCACCTCTAATTTTATTAGTTGCAGCAACAAGAGCGGTCATTGCCCCTACTTCAATCGCTATTGAAAGATAAATTGCCCAACTTAGTGGATTTGCGATATTATACCAAGAGACCACATGGGAAATTGAAATCACTGCAACTAAAATTATAGGGACTAAGAACATAGTCCTATTAGGATTATTCTTTATCCATTCCCAAATTTTCTTCATTTTTGTAATTCTTTAATATTTTTTTTAACAACCATATGTAACTGCATTAATTGTTCACCTCTATCTTTACTTGAGATATAATTATCGTACTCAGTATGTACTTTAATTTTTTCAATCCTAATTACCTCAGATATATTTTTAATAGTGTCTTTTTGACCATTTATAATTTTAGTTAAACTATCAACCATTTCTGTTTGTTTAGTCTCATTTTTTTCAAATTTTCTAACTTCTCCTGATTTTATACAAGACCTAAAAAAGAATATAAATAATAAAGTTGATAGAATATGTATTCTATATTTTTTAATAAATTCAATAAATTTTTTCATAATAATATTTTTTATAAAATTAAAAAACCTTCTATCATAATAAATAGAAGGTTTTTCTTTTTTTACATATAGTCGAATAATATCGACCCATCGTTCCTCAATTTTCTGAGGGCTTTTTCTTTAATCTGTCTAACCCTTTCTTTGGTAAGTTTAAAATCACCACCAATTTCTTCAAGAGTTCTAGGGGTCCCTGTAAAACCAAAGTAATCCTCGATAATAACTCGTTCTCTTTCATCTAAACTATTAAGTAATACCATAAGTTGGGTTTTTAACATATCTTTACTATTGAAAACTCCGTCAGGCATATCTGCATCATCATTCTTGATTATGTCCAATAGAGTGTCGAATTCATCGTTGATGTTCATATCCAAATCAATGGTTGATGGTAGATTTAAAAATTTGTCGTCTAAACTACCTCCGTTACTTTCAACTTCTTTCTTAGCTCGATGTAAATCTTGGATTACATTTACAGGGAGTCTGATTGTCCTTGCATTATCATTCAATGATTGTAAAATAGATTGTTTTACCCACCAAACCGCATATGAGATAAATCTAAGGTCTTTACCCCAATCAAAATTTTTGATTGCTTTCATCAACCCAAGATTACCTTCAGCAATTAAGTCAGGAAAATCAAGACCTTGATTTTGATACTGTTTTGCAACTGTAATCACAAATCTAAGATTACCTTCAAGTAATTCTTTGTGAATAGATTCTACTTGTCGAGATGTCAAATTACCTGACTTCATTAGTTTAGCTAATTCTCTCTCCCTTTCAGGTGTCATAACCTTAATCTTTCTTATATCTTTCAGATAATGTTGTATTTCTTCCTGATTAATAGGAATCCCTGAGTTTTTTTCCTTCATATTATTTTGTATATTTTTTTAACAATTCTTTTTCGTATGATGATAGTGATTCATAACCATAATCCGCTATTTTATCAAATAATTCATCAAAAGTAATTTCTTTTTTCTTATTTTTTTTGATTTTTAATAAATCATCTTCTTCAGATTCGGTTAATACCATGTCTGTTTCTTCTTCCAAATCCCCAAAAAACAATTTTTGTACCTCTAATTGTTCTTCTAAAGTATTTGTGTCTTCTTTGGAAGGATTGTCAGTATTAAACAAGTGATTCTCGATTTTTGGGTCTAACCAATATGACATTTTGTCAGGTTCATGTCTGATAAGGAAATAAACTATACCTGAATCTCCCAATACCATTGAAAAGTAGTCGTGTATCTTTTGTTCCTCATCAAATGTTTTAAATACAAATATTGATGATTCAGGTCCGTAATAATATTTAATATCTGATTTACCAACTACCGATACTATATCTTCAGCTAAGACTTTAACAAACGCTCCTTGATTTTTGTGTGTTGCGAAAACGAATAAAATGTATTCCATAAACTATAAACTAATTGTTTTACAAATTTAATAAACCTTTTTGAATCTACAAATTACTGGGTGACAAAACTTATATTATTTTCTTTACGTATTTTAATTACATTATCCGACCAATTGGATACCAATGGGTTATGGGTGATAACAAAAATTTTCTCAAAATATTCTTTAATTTTAATAAAGAATTCTGAAACCATTTCTAAATTATCGTTTGATATTTTACCAAATACTTCATCAAATACAATAATGTTAGGTTTAGGTAATGAACATATTTTACTTAGGACCGCTCTCAACGCTAGTGAGGCAATTGTTCTTTCATATCCTGAACCTGACGACATTAATTTTTCAACTTGGGTATTATTATCAATCATAATAAATTCTACTTCATTTTTATCGTTGATTCTAATTTCTAATCTAAAGTGAGAACTATCTTCCAACAATCTTTGTAGTTCTGAATTAATTAATGGCATCATGGTTTTCATAATCATTTTAGAAATCCCATTTTTACCATAAATCTCAAGGTATGTTTTATATATCTTTTCTTTCTCAGATTCTTCAGAAATCTTTTTAATCTTAATATTATTTTGTTCTATCTTTTCTTTATACGAAGAAATTTGATAATTGTTACTATCAATTTTTCTTGTTATAGAATTTTTCTCAGCTTCCAACTCATCAATTCTTAAACCCGCTTTTATTATCTGTGTCTCGAGTTTTTCATTTGCAGAAATCTTATCCTGTAATTCATTATACTTTGAGAGTTTTTCTTCAAGCCCTTTTATTTTCAAGTCAAAACTTTCAATACTAAGTTCATATTTTTCTTTGATTAACTTATTTTTTTCGTACTCATCAAACTCTTTTTTTAACTTAACAAAACTTTGTTCTTTGTAGGATAAATCCTGCATAACAATCGTTTTTGTGGTCTTTTGCACGATAAGTCCGTCAAGTTCCGCAATTTTAGCATTTGTGATTGCTGCGTTCATTAACTCAATACCACAGTGTTCACACTTGATTCCACCCTCTACTTCAGACTTTAACTTATTAATTGATGAAATCTCGGTATCAACTTGAATAATTTTTTTGTAAATCTCATTATATTGTTCTTTGACCTCATCGTGTTTGTCCTCATGGTAAAACTCAGATGGTTCAATAACATTTATCAATGATAATTGATTTTCAACACCTTTTTTTTGCGTTTTAAAATATTCTATTTCACCTAAAACTTTATCAGGTGATAACAAACTAATCTCTTTATCAATATCAGTATGTTTACTTTTGAGTAGGTTGTCTCGGTATTCCTGTCCTTTTATTATCCTATTTTGAACGTCAATTAAATTAGTTTGTTGGGTCATGTTGTTCTCATCAAAACTTTTAATTTGTTCAGAGTATGTTTCGTTATCAGTCTTAAGTTTTTCACTACTATATACGTTTGATAACATTGATTTGGAGAATTCACTATATATTTCTTTACCAACTTCTTCTTTCTTTTTTAAGAAATCCAATCCCATGAACCTAGAAAGTACCTGACCTCTTGCAGTTGGTTTAGAGTCAATCAAATCTTCTAAATTAGTTGCGGTAGTTAATATTGTCATTAAGAAGTCGTCTTTAGAACCTATGGATGTTTTAATGAATGATTCAGTTTCTCTACGTTGTTCCCCTGTAAAATTTTGTAAACTACCATCGGATAACTTTTTGAAGAAGTCTAATTCTGTTTTTACATTCCAATCCCCACTTTTAGATTTCTTTCTTTCAATGTTCCTAACAATAATATATTCTTCACCGTCAATTACAATCTCACCTTTAACGTGTACTTTATTCTTATCTGTAAATCTATTGAATATTTCCTCAGCTTTACTTGTTTTAGTTGTTTCATTAAAGAATAAGAATAGTAGTAAGTCAACACTTAATACTGTTTTTCCTCCAAAATTTGGTGGATTTGATTCAACAACTGAAATACCGTTACATTTATCAAAATCAATTCTTTGGTTTTCTCCGTATGAAAGGAAATTTGAAAACTCTATGTTTTTAATGAACCATCTTTTGAATGGTGTTACGTCAGTTTCATTAGCCAATAGTTTATTATCAACAATGTTGTCCAAGTTTGAAACATCATCAATAATGTTTTTTTGTGATTTGTTTTCAAGATAAGATTTAACAAGTTCTACCTGATAATTTTTATCCAAGATATTAAATGATATATCAACATTGTGAGTAACATCTTCCGAAACTTTAGTTTTGGTTATAACATTAACATTTGTCGTGTTGTACTTCTTTTGGAAGTAATGTCTAACACTTTTAATTTTTTCTTGGGTGAAATTTTCAGCATGGTCTTCCCATATCACTTGTAGATATGGGTTGTCCAAATTGGTAAAATCCAATTCTTTTATCATTATTTTGTAATTAAAATTTACAGGTGGATTAAATAAATCCATTTTATTTTTCTAACTTAGAAATTTGGTCTTCAGTTGGTTTTTCTTCTTGGGTTGATTCTTCCACTACTACGTCAGTAATATTTTCAGCGTTTAATTCTTCATTTTCAGTTAAACCTGAAAATTTATCCGTAAACTCTTTTAATTTTTGTTCCATCATTTCAGAATACAACTTATTCATTTTTTTACGTTCCATTTCCAATTTTTGGTTTCTATCTTTTACTCTTTTGTTGTGGGATTTTTTACCCCCTCGTTTTCTTGATTGTGGCATAAATTTTTTATTTAAATTTACATATTATTTCTTATGATGTCAATTACGTTTTGGTCAATGGGATTTTTTTCAATTTGTCTAATCATTTGGTCAGTCCTTTCCTTATCAATCTTACTTTGTAAATTTTCTAAATCCTTATCAAAGGATGGTATATCCTTTTTAAGTTCTGTGATAACTTCCTCATCATCAGTCATAAACGTCTTGAAATAAGCGTCGTCAAGATACACTTTAGTATTCATTACTTTGTTGATGTGTTTTTTAATCTCATCTTTCTTAACACCTAACACTTTTCTTATTTTATAAGATTGTTCAATTGATTTGAATTTTCTAAAAGTAACGTCTTGGGCTTCACTCTTAAAATTAATATCAATTTTATTTTCTTCCAAGTATTCAAGTATATCCATTAAAGTATCATGCTCATCCATTATACCCATTGATTCGAAGAGTGCAAAAAGGTCTTCAGAAGGTATTACCCATCTTTGCTCTTTTTTACTCTGAATTTGTTTTTCTATAAAATCCATTAACTTTGGCATACTATTACAATTTTGTTGGTCTATTTTCTTCAAACCATTCTATAATTGCATTTATCGCCCACACTGACCCTGACGAAATTATTCCGTCAAAAAACCAACTAATCCATAATGGAGTTTCATATAACATAAATGTCGGTGAAAAAATAGTTAGTGATAAAAACCATCCTCCATGAAACCCAAAACACATCGGACACGATAAAATCTCAGAAATAAATTGCCCAACAGGTCTAAATAGGGCGTATTCATTATCCCCCCATTTATTAAAAAAAGTTCTAACCCCTTCAAATATTGAGGAGAATACCATAATGTTCATTAATCCGTAACTTAAAATGAACCATGTTAAAATGTTAGTTGTCATATTTTATATTTTTTTTAATATTATCCTCGGCCCATAATGGTTGGAGGTTAGTGTAATGATTTAGTTTAACTAAATCTTCTTCATTTTCAGAAAGGTATAATGGTTTTATGTGGTCTAAATGCCACTCCCCATAATTTTCCCACGACATTCCTTCTTTAAATTTACTTTCAATATAGGATTTAAATTTTTCTTTATCAAGACCTATAATTTCAAAAGTTCTTTTACTTTTATTTTCCCCTGTTAAATATTCTCTAATCCTATCTCTAAGATTCTTTTCGAGGCGTTCTAAAGGGTCGATTTTTAGTTTTAAAGATTTATATACGTTATTTTTTTCTCTTAAAACTTTTTTATTTTCATGATAATATTTTTTACTTTTTTCACGAATACTATCAATATTTTTTAAATACCATTCCTTTCTTTTTATTTTTTCTTTTTTCTTAAATTCCTCATTTTTACGATAAAGAATTAATCTGTTTTTAGATAACATCTCAGGATGTTTTTCCAAATATTTATTAATACTTTCTTTATATTTTTCAGGATTATTTTTTCTATAATTTTTAGATGATTGATTAACTTTATCTCTGTGTTTATTTCTATAATCAACACCTCTTAACCTTTCACATTCCTTACAATATATTGACCTACCGTCTGATTTATTTTTATTAATACCAAATTCAAATAAATCTTTAATTATATTACATTTTTTACATTTTTTCATATTTTTTTATTATAAATATTTCTAAATTAAAAATGTATGATATGTTCTAAAAAAATTTATAAATTTTGACTAATATTTGACGATTTCATAAAAACCGCACCTTTATTTATGTTACTCTGCAAACTGTTTAGTTTGTTAGTTAACTCTTCTATTTTTTTATCTTTGTCGATTGTTTCTTTTTTCAATTTTTGTAAAGTCTCACTTAACATTTTTACTTTATTTTCATCGACATTAATGTCTAAATTACGTCTAAGTTTGTCTAACTCTTCAGTATTTTTAGACATTTCATTTTGGAAAATATTTTCCATTTCTTCTGTTTTAATGGAAAAATTTTTCCGTTCAGAATCTAATTCTTGTTTTAAATGGAAAATATTTTCTTCCAACTTGGCAATTATTCCACCAAGTTCATCTTCTGTTGTTTTGTCACTAATATATTCAATTTTTGTGACAACTTTCTCAACAGGAACTTCCTTAATTACCTCTTTTTCAACTACAACTTCCTTGATAATTTCAACAGGAACCTCAATTATTTTTTCAACCTCTTTAGTAACTTCAATAGGTATTTCCACTCGTTTTTCAACAATAACTTCTTTTATTATGTGTTTTTCTTCTTCCCCGTCTATTTTTAAGTCTTTTTCACCCTCATTAAGTGTTTCTCCTAAAAGACCATATTTTTTAACATCAAATCCTTGTTTGAAACAATCTTGAATGAACTTGTTAATATCCGTAATGCTGTTAAGCATACAGAACTCATAAATCTCTTTATTGTTTTTAACTTCGATTGAATACATATTACATACAAGTTAGATATCGTTCACCTCTGTCACAAAGAATTGTAATTACATTATCTCTACCAGTTTCTTGACAATACTTTAAAGAACCTGATACATTTGCCCCTGCACTAATCCCGACAAAAATCCCAAACTCTTTGGCTAATCGTAAAGCCATATTAGTAGCTTCTTGAGTTGACACCGTAATAATCTTGTCAACAAAATTTAAATCAACCATAAACTTTGACCCGTCTCCGATACCTTGAATTCCGTGTAACCTTGGTTCTCCACCGCTCATTACAGGTGATTCTGCTGGCTCCACCGCAACTATTTGTAAGTCAAAAAATTGTTCTGACAACATTCTACCAGCACCCATAAGAGTTCCACCTGTACCAGTACCAGCAATGAATGCTGATGGGTTAATACCATTACACCTACATTGATACATCAATTCAACACCCGTCCCCATGTAGTGAGATTCCAAATTTTTAGGGTTATCGAATTGGTTTCCATTAAACCATCCATTCTTGATTGCTAACTCATCTCTTAATTTTATCGCTCCATCAAAGTCGCCAGGTCCAACTTCAATAAGTTCTGCTCCGTAAAACTTTAAAATCTTTTTACGTTCATCACTCATGTTAGATGGCATCACAATTACACATTTAAGACCCATCTGAACACATAACATAGCAAATGAAATACCTGCGTTACCACTAGTTGCCTCAACAACAGTATCGCCCTTATTTAATAAACCATCATCAAAACCACTTTTAAGTATGTTGTAAATTGGTCTATCTTTAACAGAACCTGATGGGTTCATAAACTCAGCCTTACCCCATATGGTAAACCCGTCTATGTTTAATGGTAACAGTGATGTTTGTCCAATGGTTAACTCAGTTCTCATTATGCGTTCGCAAGTTTTTCAGTTCCGTTTATTATGTCGTCAAATGACTTTATTTTAAATGCCAGAAATGGTTTTGGGTTTTCCAAGTCAACAAACTCGTATTTGTCTTTAGATACGTCATAGATTCCATATCCATGTTTTTTTAATGTCTCTCCGTAGTTTTGTTGAATTGTCGAACCAACCATATAAGCTTTCTTACCTTCAGGGATATTAAAAACTTGTCTTTTATGAATGTCACCACAAAGAACCAAATCACATCCCACAAACTTGTCACTCTCAAATCCCGTATCAAATTTATAACCTATATCAGTTGTCAATCCTTGTACAGGTCCATGGAATAACCCTATTTTAACCCTATCTGATTTTTCAATATCAGGTGGGATGTTGTGGTCCATTAATGAGTAAACAACCCAATCAATATTTTGGTCTTCATATACTCCCCTGTTTTTTAAATAAACTATATTATCATCTTGTAATGAATCAATTATTGGTGTTAAAGCATCCAATCTTGACATATTATTTTCAAGGAAATCATGATTACCAATAATAAGAACTGTTTTAGCAATTTTTGAGCACTCAGTTAATGTCCAAGCAACAAACTCAATAAGTTCAGGAGTCATTTGATTTTTAGAATGGACTAAATCACCAGTAAAAACTATTCTATCAGGGGCAATTTCTTTAAACTGATTAAACATATTGTTTAAGATACTTCGGTAAAGTTCGTGGTCTTTAAACAACCTTATGTGTAAATCAGAAAAGTGTACTAACTTTTTTATCATAGACAAAAATATAGTCGAATTTTATTAAAATGTCAATTAACAAAAAACCCACATTTAAATTAATATTAAAAATAAAAGTTGTATATTTGTAGAAATATTAAAACTTAATCACATGAAAAATTTATTTTTGATTTTTATCATTTTAAGTAATGAGTTTTTATCTCAGAGTAGAATTTTATTTTCTATTGATAGTGTAACTTTTTATCAGTCACCCAAATTTTTTGATACCGTCAATCCTATTGAGGACAGTTCAGTTATTTTTTATTCTGAAATTGACTACTATACTCTTTATGATTTAGATTTAAATCTTAACACTATAACAATATATTATAATAGAAGCGTGTTTAAATATAATATAATAAAAAAAGAAATTAATTATGATTTTATTGTTTTTGATGTAGACAAAAAAACAGAAACACAATCTTCAGCAGAATACAAAATTTACTTAAATGAAAATTCACCAACAAAGATAAACTATTTTTATTATGATAAAGATGAGTTATTAACTTTTGGATATTTTTCAAAAAATATGAAGATTCTAAATTGTGAATAGAACCTTTATGATTTACAAGAAAGGCTTTTTAATGCTATTTTTTGTAATTTATCTTTCCCTGATGTCGGCGCAGGTACTACACTCCCGTTACACCCAACAGTCCAAGTTTTATCAGATAATGCTTTTTCACCTTGTTTAGGTACGTTTTTCATTTGAACGTCGGCAAATTTTCCATTGTAATTATATTCTGGACCAATCGTATCTGTACCAATGTGAGTCCAAGATAGACCATCAATCATATAAACGGTTGTGTCTTGTTCCATAATTACTCTCTTTACAATTCTTGCAAGGTCTGATTCAGTTAATCTTATAATTCTTTTCATAATTTTTATATTTTTATTAATAAATATATCAATAAAAAAAAAACACATTTTACATTACAATTTTTGGTGGTATTCCTAGTTCGTCATTATCATCAGGATTTATAGTTATAGGTAATGAAGAAATTTTAGATAAACGTTTCCATTTATTAATATCAAAATCTGGTTCTTCTTTAACCTTTTTCATTTTTTCTTGAATGGTTTCAATATCTTTTTGTTGGATGACTGTCCAACTTCTGTTAGTCATAAAACCTTCTAACCAAATATAAAATTCTTTGTATGTCATACTAATTCTCTTGAATATAAATTAACTAAAATGATTCTTGCAAATTTAAAGTCTTTAACCCGATTAAGTTTTAATCCGTATGATAACGCTATTGATTTTAGATGAGGATATACCTCACTAATTGTCATTTTACCAATTTCCATTATTTATCAAATAATTCAAAGTCTTTATTAACGTGTCCGCAATCGTTACACATATAGGTTGGGAAAGGCACTAATGTGTCTTCAGAACTACCTGTCAATAATTTAGGTACTTTTTTAATTAACACGACTTCTCTAAAGAATTTGCTACCACATTTCTCACAAATAATCGTTTCTTGTTGTTTTAAATCAATTTTAGGCCTAATAATATTATCTTCCATATTCATTTATTTTATGTATTTTATAATCTTCATCGAAATAATTTTGTTTTTTCATTTCTCTTGTAAATTCAAATTGGTCAATTAAGTTTGGTTCTGAACCATTTTTAAGTTCGAACTCATACATATTTTCATTAAGGTATTGTAAAATCTCTTCTTCACTTTTACCTTCAAATTCGGGATACTCTTCAGTGTTGATTTCAATATCACCATAAAGTTCATAACAACGATAAGTTTTTTCTAATCTGATTTTCATTTTAGTGTGTAGTTGACTGTAAATTTTATGGTTTTGTCGTCCCAAGTTGTGTTGTACCACCACGATAATGTTATATTACTTTCCATGTTAAAATATAATTTATTTAGTTTATTTTGTCAAATACTTACTCATATCCATATTCATAATAGTATTCATAACTTCTTTAGGTACTCGGTACTCTTCATACTGACCTTCATCACTTAGGTGTACAACAATACATCCATATACCTTAATATTTTCATATTTACTACCTTTTAACATATTCAAAAATAACTTAGCATAAAGAGGTAATTGTGTAAAATAGTGACCAAGTGCGGTATCATCTAAATTATTAAATGGATATTTCATTTTTTTGGTAAAGTGGTTCGCCTCAAAATTCTTCTTTTTATTTGTTTTCCAATCTGTAACAACTATCCCAACTTCAGTTTTTTCTTTATTAAAGAATAACCATTTCTTATCAGGTTGACCTACATATCCTAATTCATTACTCCCTAATACTATTTCGGTGTCAAGTAATATTCCTCCTCGTTCTTCCATTAACTCAAGGTATTCATTACCCGCGGAAATCATCGAATCACCTTTTAATATTTGCGTAAAATCAACTTCAAATATAGGTTCCCTAACTTCCTTATTTAAACCAAACATTTCAACTGACTTTTTCTCTAAAAAGTAGTGAACTCTTGACCCCATATTAGTCGAGTATGTTCCAGCGTCGGCCCACTCTTTTAATAATCTCTCTTTCTCAATTGGGTCTCCATCGGCTTTCTTTTCGGCAATTCCATTTGAATCAAACTCGGTGTAAAAAAGTTTCATAACTTTTGATACTGAGGGCCAATCTGACCTTAATTTCCCTTCCTTATCGGCCATTGTATAAGTGTGGGTATCTTCAACGAAAGTTAATTGTAATTCTTCTTGTTTTTTCTTTATTATTTCGTTAATTTCATCTCTTATTTCGTATAAATTCATCTCATATTGTAATAATACTCATTTATTTGTCCTCTTAAATCACAGACATCTTTATCTTTTGGTAATTTAACTATTTTAATTCTACCATATAATTCACCACCATTTAAATCGTTATATAGTTTAACCGCATCATCCCACGCATCACCATCTAAAGAAATTATTATATTTTTTTTACATTTTTTATAAATGGTTTCAAATAAAAGTTGTGACATGTGTTTACCTAACATCGGGACGCTATTTGGTAAAAAGAAACCATCAAAAACACCTTCAACTAAGTAAATATCTTTTTTCCAATCTATTAAATTCTCGTTGAAGATTATTTTGTCTTTTTCGGCTTCAGGGTTTTTGTATTTTGATTTAGTGTTTGGTATCCAACTTCTTGCGATGTAATAATTTAACTCCCCGTTTTTGTTGTAGGATGGTACAATTATTCTACTAGCATGTGTTCCCGTATCACAAAATCCAATACCATATTTTTCAATTATTTCATCGTCAATACCTCTATTTTTAAGATAATTATATGCCTGTTTTCTAACGGGATATACAGGGGAGGAATCTTTAAAAGTTGTGAAATTTGGTGGTAATGTTAATTTTTTAACTCTCTTTTCTTTAGGTTTAAACTCTTCAGGTTGTAGAACTTTATAAACTTTTTTTTGTTTCTTATTACCATATGTGTCGAACAACTTACCTAAAGGTCCGTGAGTATCGTTTACATCTCCACATGCCCAACATTTATACACATGTGAAAAATAATTAATTTCAAGATTTCCTTTATTCCTACCATCATCACAAACGGGGCAGTCAAAAGCAATCTGTCCTTTATTTTCGTAATGTTGTTTTTCATCACCAAGGACTTCTCGTAATAATTCTACTAAAATTTCTGCATCGTCTGACATCACTTAAAAATAAGATATAATATTAAAATAATCAATCTTCACAAGTTTTCAGGGGTCATTATATTTATCTAAAAAAGAATGCCAACACAAATAACAATAAATGATGTGACAGGGGTAACCCCGTGTAATGTTTATCTATGTGATAACCCAATTACTATGTGTGTTTATATCGATACGATAAATTCTTTTCCATATGATTTTTTTGTACCACCATCCGTTGACGGTCAAACTAGTTACAATTTAAAAATAGTTGACGATAATAATTGTGAAATAATTAAAAATTTAAGTTTATTATAAATGCCGATATATCAAATTCAAAATACGGGACCATCAACTTATGTTGGTTTTACATTCACAGATATTTTATCTTCGGTTAAAGTTTTTGACCTAGAACCTTCATTATATTATTACATTAACGCGGCGGGAACTATAACATCACCATCAGTAGATATTGTAGTAACCTTAATAGAAAAAGAAATTCCTGTTTTAGAATTTTCGGGTTGTTGTAGTGGCGAAACATTCGCCATTGCAATTTCTCGAAGGGATTCAGTAAATTTTGGGTTAGGCGATACTCTTTATTTTACAGATATAATATCATCTTCAAACCCTAACAATGAATTAAATGGTTGTTATCGAATTGTTAATTCAGGTTATACATCAGCTTTACCTTATTACACAATTTTTTCCTCAGATAATTTTAGGTTGGGTACTTCATATCTTGACTGTAACTCTTGTATTACTTCATTCCCTTGTTCAGTCCCTCCTGTGTGTGAGGAAATATATTGTATAAGTGGAACCGATACAATTTTTGACAGTACTTACTACAGTGCGGGTACTTATAATTCACAACTATATTGGACGGGAAGTTCAAACAACTATTATATTTACTATTCAATAGGTAACAAACAATGGTGTTTATCAACATCTTTAGGTGGTATGTGTCTCCTATCAGGTAAGTCACCTTGTTTTTCAGAATGTCCTGATTTATGTGAAGAATTTTTCTCTTCAGGTGTTTGCCCTCCAACTACTACAACAACAACTTATTGTGAGGTTTTTGATTTTACCGCAATTTTTGATTGTGATGTTTCTATTAGTCCTACTCCAACTCCAACGTCAACTTTAACACCTACCCCTACCCCTACCGCAACTAACTTAACATGTGCTAACATAGATGTAGATGCGGTTATTGTTGGCATTACTCCAACCTCAACACCAACACCAACACCCACTCCAACACCAACAAGAATAATAAATAGACCTTGTAACATAACAGGTGATGTTTTTTTCACAACAATTGAGGGTGACCTTTCTTGTCCTGTTAGTAAACAATTCCAAGATTGTATTAATGGTATGATGTATTACACCACTATGTCAGTACCTACACCATCAGGTGATACTTTAGAGGAATATATGATATTCAAAGCAACTGTCGATGGTGTTTCTAAATGTATTTCATATGTAGGTGTTAATCCTGAAAGTATTGGTGTGACTGAAATTATTTTAACTGAAGGTCCTGTGGGTTACTTCAATTTAGGTCAGTGTGTTGAATGTTATCCTGAACCGAGTCCAACACCTAGTATGACACCAACTCCTACTTTAACACCAACTCCTACTTTGACACCAACTCCTTCATTACCTCAACAATTTTACGTTTACCTTAATTGTAAAAAAACTACAGTTGAGTTTTCATCCTCTAAAGAACTTGGTAAAAATACAAAAAAAACAATAAATCAATACTTAATTCAAAATTTTCCAGGACCTTCATTAGATTCATCTAAAACGTTCTATGGTAATGATGGTAACTGTTGGACTTTTTATGGGGTTTACCCGAACTATCCTTCACTTCCACCAGGTTCAAATATTATAAACTACACAGGTAACTATTTTTCAAGTGTTGTGACTCCAACATTATATACTGATTGTGAAACTTGTTTATCATATAATTAGTAATTTATGAATGGTATCGATATTACATCTATAATAGGTTCTAATTTTCCATATGAAGTTTATGTTTGTAATTCATATGGTGGACAATGTGTATTAGTCGCAACTATAAATACAAGTGTGGGGCCTCCTGTTGTTATTTCACCATTACCTTCAATTTTTAATAATATTCCTGAAGTAGGTATCAAATTGGTTTCTCTTTCAGAAGGATGTATTACTTTTAAAACTGTACCATGTAACTCACTTCCTATAACTCCAACACCAACACTTATTACTTAACTGGTGCGACAGGTACAGGTCCTTACGACATTAGGACAAATACTAAATGTGGTTTATTGTTAAAGGGGATTTGATTAGTCTTTAGGGTTAGTTTTACCCACATTATCGTATAGTTTCATTAATAGTCTAGTCTCTCTTAAATTTTTTTCAAGTCTATCCAATTCTTTTTCACTAACACCTTTTTCACATGCTTCATCATAAGCACGTTGTGATTCTACGACTAATTTTGATATTGTTTTAAGTAACTTCATATACAATAAATATTACCCAAAATAGCATTTATTACAAATTATTGTTTTCTATATTTAATTTCAAATAGTGTTATGAAAGAAAACTTAGTATTTGTAACGGCACAACCTGACGTTCCATATTTTCATTGGCAAGTTAGAGTTTATACTCAAAACTTTATAGATTTAGGTATTGACCCAAATAAAATTCATGTGATATTTGGTATGGTTCAAGGTAATACAGAACCTACTGAAGATTCTTTAAAACTCAAAGAATTGGGTATTAATATCCACCATTATTTAGATGATAGACAAAGAAAACATTATATCCCAAGTATAAAACCTTTTTTAATTTATAAATGGTTGGAACAAAACCCTGAATTTGGTAGGTGTTTTTTCTTACACGATGCTGACATTATTTTTAGAGAACTTCCTGATTTTGATAAATTACTTAGTGATGACACAATATATCTTTCAGATACCATTGGTTATATAGGTTATGATTATATTGTTAGTTGTTGCGATAGATACGAAAATCAACATCCTGATTGTGGAGAAAATCAACTTTTACAAGAAATGGTTGATGTAATAGGTATTACTATTGATGAGGTAAAAAAGAACCAACCTAATTCAGGTGGTGGTCAATACATTATTAAAAACACTCCATGGGAACTATGGTTTAAAATATACTACGATTGTGCTCCTCTATATGACCAAATGTTAGATTTTCAAAAAAGGTATCCAATTAGCCCAGGTGAAATACAATTTTGGACTGCGGAGATGTGGTCTCTGTTATGGAACCTTTGGTATTTTGGTTTAGAAACTAAAGTAGTTAGTGATTTAAGTTTTTCTTGGGCAACTGACTCAATCAGTACTTATGAAAAACACCCAATATTACATATGGCAGGTGTGACCAACGACCTAAAAGATAAAAAATTTTTCAAAGGTGATTACATTAACATTAATCCATTGGAAATGTTAAAATCAAACATTGACTTTTTTGAGTACATTGAGTCCACAAGTGCCACAAGAAAATATATTGATATTATGAAAAGGGTTATAAAATTTCAGGAATAAATGTATTTATTAAAAAACTAAAAGAAAATATTTAAGTTCATGACTTATCCTTTTTTAGGACCAACTCCTACACCTAAACCAATAATACCTGAGTTCACAAATGAATGTGAACCAATCACTTTATTCCCTATGGGTGTTGAGTGTAATCTTACTCATCCTTCTCCATCATCATCCGATGGTTCGATTTATTTAACAATAACGGGAGGAACTCCTCCATATTATATAAGCTGGAATAACGGTAACATTTCACCCGTTATATACAATTTAACTGCAGGTGTTTATGAAGCAACAGTTATTGATTCTTATGGCGATTTTACCGCAAATACAAAATGTATTTTAACAGGTTCAACACCAACACCTTCCCCCACACCGACCCCAACACCTACAACTCCTTATATTGAGTATCAACTTTGTATGACAACAAATATACTTAAACAAGGTTCTTATGTAGAAACTCAAACTAATTTTTCACCTAACGGTTTATTTAATTCTAAACCTTCTTGGATTTCTAATGACTCAACACAAGTAATATATTGGGACTCAACTCTTTTACAATGGAAGTTATCGGCTTCAACTCCAACAACTTATACAATATTTAATTCAAATCCTACTTACCCACCAATTTATGGTAGTTGGTTTATTATTGGCGCTACAGGTACTGTAATAGTTTATGAAGGTAACTGTAATCAAATAGTAAGGATTCCAAATGGTAGATTCTCGGCAGAATCAGAAGATTCGGTCCAACCTATGAATGTTTTAATTACTAAAAACCAAACAATATGTGGATGTGATGGTGGTTTAACAATTAAATCAAGTGGTGGTTACCCTCCATATTCATATTCGATTAATGGTGGTTTGACATATAGAAATATACCAATGTTCAGTAATTTATGTTCAGGTTCCTACAATGTTGTTGTTAGTGATTCTGAAGGATTTACTGTTAGTAATAATATAACGTTAAATCCTCCATCACCTCCAACCACTTATAACGTTAAATTAGTTACCCTACCTAAAACACTACAAGCAAATAGTACATTATTAACTAAAGAGTACACGACAACATTATCAATAACACCTGATTTACCTGATGGTACAAGTATTAACTTTAAATTGAGTCATTTAAACTTATCTAAATCTTCACCTAATGAAGATTCCGCCACTTTTAATACCAAGACCTCATTAACTATTGATGGTATCAATATAATTCCACCGTCCTCATCTTCAACAAACGATGATAGTATTATTAATACAGTTGCAGGTTGTCAATCGGAAAATGTTTGGTTAACTTCATTAAATGAAGTGTGGGATTCAATTACTATAGATAACACAAGTGATTTTAAAATTAGAACAATAACAAGTGTAAATAGAAATGAATTTGTTAATTGTTATGTTGGTACAAGTGATGAAACATATAATTTATCAAACTTAAAAATTTACGGTTGTGGTTGTTGTTCAATTATAACGTCATAAAAATTAAATAAGAATATTTATAATCAATGGGATACATTATTAAAAATACATCGGGGTTAATTAATACAAGATTAACTGATACAGGAAGACAAAAATTATCACAAGGTAATTTTAATATTTCTTATTTTCAAATAGGTGATAGTGAAGTTTCGTATAACACATTACCAGTGTCCTATAATCAATTTGATACCACGATTCTTGAGCCAAACTTCAATGCTCAAAATTCTAGCGGGTCTCCTCAATCAAATAAAGAAAATATTAAATACCCATATTATGTAGATGGTTCTACAGGCAACACATATGGTGTTCCTTTTATGGATTCAATAGTTAGTCCTGTTTATAACAGAGCCGCCATGAGAGGTTTCTTCACAGGTAATACAACTGCCGAAACTACTTCATGGAGTGCAATAACTAACGATTTATATGCTATCAACGCAAACTATTCAGTAAGAATGAATAGTTTAAACGGTACCAATGTTATAACACCAATTTTAGTTTCTAATGGTGTTTCATTCAGAGAACCTGCGGTAGGTGACATTGTTACGATATTTTATGATGGTAATGGTTTATATAATAATACATGTTCAAATGTCCCAACACCATCTCCAACTCCAACAATGACGGTTACTCCAAGTATAACTGCAAGTAATAATACTCTAACTCCAACACCATCACCTACCCCATCAGCGTCATTTACTTGTGAGACACCTACACCTACCCCAACTCCATCTGCAACATTCTGTCCAACACCTACCCCAAGTAGAGCTTGTCCCCCACCACCACCGCCAGATTGTTTAACACCTATTAGTAGTTGTTATTCAATGTTAACTTATAAAATAACATCAATATGTTTGGGTGAATTTACATTAGATAGACCAACACCTGATTTTTCAAATTTATCTTCTGATTGTTATGCAAGAATGATTGTATATCCACCAAATATGCAAACCATGTATGATTCGATAACTCCTCGTCCTCATTGGAGGGATAATGTTATTAACTATGAATCTGTTTGTTATACTGATGAGTTTGATGTTAAAGTTTGGAATATGAATATTCCTTGGTCTGAAAACCCTGCAGGTCTTTTCTCATCGATTAGTAAAGATTATACCAACTTTGGTTCAAGACAATATCTTGGTACTAAAGAATACTTTGGTTATGCTTCAAGTAGTGGTCAAACTAACACTAGTTCAGTGTACCATTATGATTCATTAGGTGATAAAGTAATCGTAACTCCTGAAGAACAAAAAGCAATTGCGGTTATTCATTATACAAATCAAACTATAGATTTCTTCTATGGTGAAAAATTTGCGTTTGAGCCGTTTGATGTGTCAAACCCTTCAGATACTACGGGTCAAGCAAGAAACTTTAAATTACACATTCCTTGGTTGATGTGGCATAAAAATCCTGAATGTTGTTTTGGTGAAACTTTTTGGGTTGACCCACCTGAATTTGAGGATTTAGATTTATTTAAAGTTGAGTACTTACAATCAACTAAAAATAGTGATATGAATTCCCCAGGTATTAGATACTATCATTTATGGGATACTCATAGAAATACAAATAACTTACCTAATAGAATTGGTAAAGTATTTCCTGATTCTAAACTTGTCATTATTGACGATGAGGAAGTTATCGCGGCAATGTCTTATAAATCAAATAGGAATTGGACGTTACCCGCTCCTAAGACTTCATTAGTCACACCTAATACTTGTGGTAATGATAGTAATTCTTTAACAGGTGTTTTAACGGGTAATACACAATATATGCACGTTACTTATAGACTAAGTAATACTTCAGTATTTACAAACTCATTACATTGTAACTATTACACAGTAATGCAAGGCCCTAATATTGATTGTAACCCACAACCATCTCAAAATGTGGCGGTTAGATTTGGTGCTGAGTTCCCTTGTTTGAGACCTGAATATAGTCCAACAACAACCACTACCACGTTTGACCCATTTACTACGACAACGACTACTTTTGACCCATTTACTACGACAACAACAACTTGTCCTGTGGGATGTGATGTTGTATCAGGATTCTACGCCGATAAATTTGAAATTATTTGTCAAAAAGTAGATGGTACAGGAAGACCAAACTCTTCTGAGTGGAAGATAATTGATTTTACAGACCAAATCTCAAGTATGATGGTTAATGGTTATATCACTGAAGAATCGTTAACAAGTACGACATTTGTAATTACAAATGAATTATATGAGGACGCTCCAACATACAACTTAAATAATTATATACCATTAACACCCGTTGGTTATACAGGTACATCATTAAATTTTGGTGATGAATATTATTTCTACGGTTCATTAGAAACTGACATTCAAGCAACAATTTATGAGATGAGATATAAGATAAATTTGAGTCAGGCTGAATTTCAAGCAACATCAAATCCAACATGGGTACAAGGTAAACCTTCGTATTTAACTGAAATTGGACTTTACGATTCTAACAAAAATCTTATGATTATATCAAAAATGCAGTCCCCTGTTTTAAGACAAGGTATTCAGCAGTTTTTGATTAAATTTGACATTTAATATGAAAAAATCTATCGAGAATACTCCAAAAGTATTGGGGTTAGACGTGTCGACCAAAACCATTGGTTGGGCATTATTTGACATCGAGTCAAGAGAGTTGTTGGAATTAACCCATGTATCACCTATACCTAAACCTAAACAAGATAATAAAATTAAAGAATTAATTCTAAAAAGTGAAATTTTTAGAAGTAAATTACTTCAATATAAAAATTTAGGTATAACTAAAGTTGTGATTGAGGAACCTTTAATGAATAGTAATAATGTTTATACCATTCAGACTTTAATGAGGTTTAATACCCTAATAACTAAAGAAATATACGATATTTTGGGTATTATTCCTGAGTACGTCTCGACTTATAATTCTAGAAAATCTGCCTTTCCTAATTTAATTCAACAAAATGATAAAGGTAAATTTGTACTGTTCGGTGGGTACCCAAAAGATTGTGACAAAAAACAAATTATATGGGATTTGGTTGCAGAACGAGAACCTCAAATTACTTGGGTCTATACTAAAAATAATACGTTAAAAAAAGAGAATTTTGATATGACCGATGCGTACTGTTGTGTATTAGGTTATATGAATCAGGAAAAAATTTGGTAATATCGTTCAAAATACCGATTATTTAAAATATCGTCTTTTTAGACGATATTTTTTTTTAACTATTAGTTAATTCTAAAAATTTAGTAGTATTACTGATTAATATTTGATTACCGAAACACCATACATTTAAGTTAAGGTAGGAGTAATACTTGGGGTTGGGGTTGGAGTTGTAAAATCAGTCGTTAAACATACTGGTGATTGAGATGCTCCATATATTAAGTTACCTGTGGAGTTAATTAAAGTAATGTTATACGGACTTGACGTATCCACATTATAGATACGCCCCAATGAATCGGTGATATAAATATTACCAAATTCCTCGAAGATACCCCAAGGACCACCACCAACAGTTGGGTTTAGAGTTATTGTTAACTCTAAAACACCCGTTAAATAATCATATTGTAATAGATATATGTTTGGACTTTCCGCGGTGGTAACTAAAAGTTTATTGGTTGTTGTTAACATTATATCTCCGGCAACTAAATGTGTTGGTGGTAAGTTAAATTTAAATGTATCAACCGCAGTTGTGGTTGTAATATCCATCTCATAAACTGATTGAGGGGATGATTCATTTGTTGTTATAAGTGTTTGATTATCGATGACCCCTAAACCATTACCTACTGTAAATGGGAATGTTATATCTCTATTGAATGTTGCACTAAATGGGCTTAATGTTATATCCCAT